GGATAACAAATTTAATTACATTATGGAAATCGAAAAAATCGTTTCTACTGTGCAGGAGAAAATCGGAAAGACCGATTTTTCTCAGCAAACCATTCAGAAGTATGTTGAATTGAACCCAGTTGCCGAAGGGCAAGAGCCTGACGAGGCTTACTTTACCAAGGCTGTTGACTTTCTCAAAAGCATGCAGGGTCAGTACAATCACGACTTCTCTACAAAGTTCGATGAAGCAAAGAAAAACTTGCTATCAGAGGACACGTTCAAGAACTTATCAGCAGAGCAACTTGCCGAAGTAAAGAAACTGGTCGAAGGATTGAAACCCAATCCTACACCACAGGAAAGTGAAGAGGTTAAGGCTCTTAAGGAGCAGATTAAGCAACTCACGGACCGTCTTGACAACGGTGACAAAGCGAAGCAGCAGGCAGAACTCCTTGCGAAGGTGAAAGCCGCTATGAAGGAGCAGAAGGCCAGTGACGAGTACGTTCTTGACAACACTCTCAAAGGTGTGGAAATCGACGTAACAAAATCCGTTGAAGACCTCACGAAGGAGTTCTTGGCAAAGTATGATGCCGAATACCTCAAATGTCGCGGAGAAGGCGCGGCTCCTCGTGTCGCACAAGGTGGCGGTGGCGGAGAAGACAGCGCACTGAAACAGCGTTTTAAGAAGAAAGCGGCAAAAGAAGGTTGGGGCAAAAAAGACTAAGCCAAAAAGGTAAAAAGATTGTTTAACAAAAAATGGGAAAACAAAATGGCAAATCAGGTTTTTCAGACAGGTAACACCTTCGATAATGGCAGTTTCGGTATGGGACATGCTCGCAAGGTGTGGCGTCGTATCGAGGAACAGCTTCCTGGCGGTTACTTGATTAAGAATGTGGCAGATTTTGTCAGTGCAAAACTCGTTCGCTCTGGTATGGCTATCGTTAAGGATAGTACATCTGGCGCTGATGAGCGTGACATCAAGGTTCTCACTTGGGCGCAGATTAAGGCTGCAGTAACAGGCGAAAACCCTGCTGGCATTGACTCTCTTGGTATCATCGGCTTCCTGCAGGAGGATGTTCCTGTTGCAAACGCTAATACCGTAGGTACTGCAAACATCATCGTTAAGGGTGAAATTTATGGCTACATGCTCGGTGACACAGCGGCTGACGCTGCTATTATTGCTGAGGCCATAAAGGGAATGACCCAAAAGAACGGTCTCTCTATCCGCGTGATAGAAGGCTAAGTGTTTAACTTTAAAATCGAAAGGAACAGAATATGAAAACTATTCCAGTTACTTTGCGCGACATGATTACTCTCGGCATGTACGGAGAGAATTGGCAGACCTTCGTGGATAACTACGAGGAGAAATTTAATGCCGTTTCCGTAGAAGGCTTTGAGTTTGATCCTGTAACTATCGGTTACACATGGGCGCAGATGCTTTCAAAGGTGGGTGCACAGGTGCTTCCTACTTATGTTGACCCAGAAGGTGAGGGCTTTGAGAAGCCTCTTAACACTCTGGAGGGTAAGACTGGCAACATTCCTACGCAGAAGTTGTTCTACTCTGTTAACCGCGTCATTCTCCGTGAGAAGATGCAGTTGGTACAGAAGTACGGAAATGCCGTTATGGACGATGAGATGCGTGACGTAATGTTCGGTCTTCTTGATGAGGGTACAGACGGACTGATTCAGTCTTTCTGGAACGCTCTGAACCACCAGCGCCATCAGATTGTCTCTAAGGGCGAGTTCGTTATCAACGCTACAAACAACCCACGCGGTTACAAGGGCGTTACTATCGGCTTCAATATGCCATCTGCTAACAAAGACGTACTCACTGGTACTGCACGTTGGTGGACCAATGCTGACCACACTACAGAAGGTAGTGCTTCTGACCCTCTGGGCTATCTTGCAACACGTGTTAAGACTATCCGTCGCACGCTGCACTATAATGGCCCTCTGAAGATGGAAATTTCTCGTGACCTGTGGGATGACATGCTCACTCACTCTAAGGTTACAAGTGTACTGGCTAACTGGGTATATCGCAACATTGCAAGTGACACTGCTCGTGCAGATGTAGCTCGTTTTGCTGACGAAGACCTGCTTAAGGATGCAGTACGTCGTATCATCAAGGTTGACGAGATTAAGATTCAGGAGACCTACGCTTACGTTAGCAAGCCTGGCACCAATGATGCAGGTGAGCCTGACCTTGTTGAAGAGCGCATTGAGAACTTTGACGCTAAGAATGTTGCTTTTGTCCCAACAGGCAAGCTCGGTGGCATTCAGGGTGTTCAGCCTCTCTCTATGGGCTATGACGCAGAAAAGGTTGCATACGCTATGGGTGGCCGTCTGTTGATTGAGCAGGAGGATGTACCTCGTACACACTCTATCAATGTCAACGGTGAGATGGCACAGCTTTGTGTACCGAATGCAATTCTTCACATGTACATTAGTACAGTGACTGCATAAATCTCTCATTGAATGGAATCCGTATGAACTGCACAGGTATCTATACAATAGGCTCATTCCTTAAGGGTATTTCTCCGCTTGTTACGGAGGAAGCCCTTATGTGGGTGTGCGCCAAGCGGAAGATTGAGCCGGAAGAGTCATACTCCGAACTTACTGACAAGGAGTCTGACCTTGCGGAAGGTACAATGTACTATTGGTTGAGCAACTTGCCTGTTGGCGGTGCTACGGAAAAGGTGTCCGATGGCGGTTTCTCTCATAGTGAGGGCGGCTGGCAAGTGTCTAAGGCAAACATCGACGCATGGTTGCAGAAACACAAAGAGTTGTTCGAGAAGTGGGACGAAACTCCGTTGACGGTAAAGAGTAAGATAAAACTTATCAATTTCTGATAACGTAATGGGCAGACTTGCAAAGATAGAGCGTTTTCCTCACAGATGCACAATCTACACAATGGGCGAAGTGACACCGTTTTCGGATGGTGAGAAACAAGTCATTTGGGAAGGAAGGTGCAGAAAGGAAAGCAACACCTCCATCAGGACATTCAGGGGTACAGATAGTGTCATTAAGGCAGATTATCGTGTAAACCTCGGTGCTCTTGTGGGAGGTAACCTGTCTGGCGATGCAAACGCAGCCTATGACGGCAAAGCCGGAGAAGAATGTGGTGCAGTCGTTTCAGGCATCATGGCAGGAATGCTCATTGACGTTACAGACAGACAAGGGACGTTTGAAGGACTGATGATAAGTGACGCATATGCCGGAGAACTTGGTACAAGCGTCTATTGCGACAATCCGAAGAGCTGATAAAGACTATGGCAAACAGATACAAGCGCAAGGAGGTACTGCAGGAGCTTTACAATAAAGCCAAGACGGTCTGTGATAAGGTTTACACCTCTTCGCGGCCTTCTGCAACCGACAAGATGAACAAGTTTATCGTTGTTCGTCTGCCGCAAGGTATTGACCCGTATGCCGACACTCACAACATTGCCTATGCCCAGATGAACTGCTTTGTCCGCGACAGGCAGGGTGGGGTAGAGAACAATGACTTGTTGGAAGAGTTAATCGACGGAGTTGTCAATCTTCTACCATTCGACGATGCTCTTATGTCATGCAATGACAAGCCCGTTATTCTTGATACCAAATCAGATGGCATGGGATTCCATTCTACTATTATTCAATTCAAATTAGTTATTAAACTGTAAAATAATTACAACTATGGCTGTAACAGTTTCAACATTGAAGGAAAATCTCAGACAGATTTTCGACAAGGTGAACAGGGTTTATTATTTCCCTGACGCTACTAAGGCTCTGAGTGCTCAGACAGGCGGTATTGAGTTCCCTGTTCTTGACGGTGGTGTTACTTTCGACACAGGTGGCGTTGAGAAGAACGAGATCAATCTGACCGACGGCACTGTATGGGCAGGTAAGGCAAAGAAGGGCGATTCTGACATCGCATTCCAGGTTGCCAGTGTTCACGACACCATCAACGACCTGCTCATGGAGAAGAAGACACAGGCTGCTATCTCCGCAGAGTATGACGGCATGACCTATGCAGGTAATGGCTATGCTCTTGGCGTGAAGAAGGTAACAGGTGCTCTCCTGATGACCAGTGAGGATAAGACAAGTGCTATCTATCTGCCTAACGTTGAGATGTACGCATCATTCAACGGTGAAGGTGGTGACGACAGCACAGGTTACTACAACGTGACTGTAACTCCTCTTGCAGACGCAAACGGTGCTGCATTCTATCCACTCGTAGGAACGCCGGTCCAATAACTCCCTATCACGGTGACGTAGTATCGTCTTCTCCTGTACTCCCTGCATCGGTAGGGCCGTCAGACACGCTGACATTCAACATTGTCGGAAGTCCTAACGTAGAAGAGGGCACTGTGGTGGGAAGCATCAAGGTTAAAAAGGGAGGCGTAACGTCTGTTCTTGACCTTGAAGTCGCAATCAACGGCAGTACACTCGTGATAGAGGACGAAAGTGGTGATTACAGGATAAACGTTTCAAGAGATTCAATAGGAGGCGGTCTTTACCCAGGCACATTTGTGTTTATTGAAGGGCAGTCTGCAACACCAATCACCATTGAGGAGATTACGATAGACTGGCCATGATAGGGCCAAGTACGGAAAAGTTTTTGAGGGTGGTGGCTTTCTAAACCACTGCCCTCAATCTTAAAAAAGGAATATATAC